ATCGCAGGCTGTAAGTACCGTCTTGGTTCTGCGTTATTGCATCTGCGCGGACTTCTGCAACCATACCTGGCAACTTGTTTTTATTAATCCAATAGTCGTCACGATGTTCGTCGGTAAATCCGCTGCCCACATTAACAACAATTTTCTTATGGTCGTCTACGCCTTCACAGACCAGGGCACCCAACTTGCCTATGTTTTTACCTGTGCCTTCTTCTACCGCAACGACATTTAGACTGACTTCAATGAAGGGTTTTAGTTTCAGCCACGCATGACTGCGTTTGCACTCGTATGAAGCGTTAACGTCTTTGATCATGATGCCTTCGTAACCGCCATCGATGGCTTCTTGATTAATTTCTTTAAACCTGGATTTACCTTCGGTCGAATCGAGATCAACTAGCTCTTGCTCTAGGACACGCACACTTACAAGATTGGCCTGTTCTTGTTCGTACCAATTTTGTAACATAGCAGTTCGTTGGGCCTGTGCCATTTTAAAGATTCCTGCTTGAAAATCTTTAAGAGGGATAATGTCAAACATGTAAAGAATAGCATCTTGACTTTGAACATCACTTTTACGATGTACTTGGCGCATAAGGTCCTGAAAGCTACTGCTCATGACTTCGCCATCAAACACATAAGGCATGGCCAACCCAGACGCTGTCTTAGCAAACTGTTCTTTAATGTGCGGAAAGTTTACTAGTTCTTTACCGTTGCGACTGAATTGATCCACTCGGCCGTCGGGATAAACAATAGTAAGAACACGAACACCGTCTAGCTTGACTTCGATAAGTTTTTGTCCAGTGACCTTGCTTTCATGATTGGCACTGTCGTGGGCCAGCTGACATTCAAAAACAGGAACAGCATAATCCGGCCACTTCTTTTCTACAACTTTATTAACAGTTTTTTCACTGACCCCACAGCGAAGATCCTTGATAAGGATGCGACGATACCATCCATTCCATTGTCGAACAGTGGCTCGATTCATTAATTCGACAACAGTATCACGGGCGGCATTACCGGTGACTGAACGATTAATAAAACCATCAATAATGAAAATAAAACTATCCCAATCCAAGCCAGGACCGTCCGCATCTTTTTTCTCCGGAATTTGTTTGAGCCCGAAAGTAATCATGGGATCCAGGGCCAATCGGAATCCTTGAAAAAGTTCATCGTTGCCTTGTTCAGCCTGTGCAAGAATGATAGCTTCTTTATTGAGCCGGCTAGGATGATCTTCGAGGCTGGCAATAACACTGTAGCAGGGATCAGTCATTTAAGTTCCTTTTGAATTTGATCGGCATGTTTGCACTTGCCATGATATTTGTAACCGGTACAGCTACATTGTAGCACATTATCCACCATTCGGACAATATATTTGTCACCTTTACTGCCAGTGACTGTCCATTTTTGTTCTGCAGAATCTTCTTTAATTTTATAATTAAAGGTATTTTTAATAGGGACAAAAGTTCGACCGCGAGTACTAATTCGAATAGGGTTCTTGAAAGTGAACACAGACTTTTCGCCTGCTTTAATGAAGGCATACATTTTGCTTTTGCTGTCATCCAGCAAGTAGATGCCATTAGGAATAGAATCTTTCCATTTGGTAGTTTCCTGGAAGAATTGCATGGTGTCCTTCTTTAATACTGTATTATAACGCCGTTTGAAAGACCCGTCAACCTACCCGGGTATTGCCTACTAGGACCTTTTGTTTGAGATCCTCTAGATAGGTAGCGTGGCCTTTGTACCAATCACTGTCGATGGCCTTTTCTAGAGCACGAACTCGCTCGTCGTTAAGGATGCTGATCAGGTTCTCAGCATCGACGTCATCTAAAGTGAACTCGAAACGGACCACAGTGACTCCTTACTTGGTACGATGGGTGAGATAGAAGCGACCGTCGACGACCTTGCCGCACATCACCAGTCGCAGAGGGAAACCATATTCTGCCATGATCTCGCGCATCTTTGCGTAACGTCTCATTTTGAATTGTCGTTTCATCATGTGCTCCTTCTTACTATGTTACTATTATAGCAAAATTGATAATATTCGTCAACCAAAAAAATAGCCCCAAAAGGAGCTATTTTACTAATACTAAAGTATTAAGATTGTACTACTCGCGCCACGCTGGTAATTACACTGGCAATTCGCCCAATATCTCGAAGTTGTTCCACAGTGTATCCTTCTTTTTTCAACGTCTCGTAGTGTGCCTTTACGCAGAAATGGCATTTGCCTACAATACTTGCTGCCAACGAATATGATTCGAATCGAGCTTTAGTTGTGCCGCCGTGTGTGGCAATAGCGTTCATACGCAACTGTGCAGGCAAGCCTTTGAGTTGCTCATCGTCGGCCATTTCAACGAATGGATACCATACGTTGTTTTGTGCCATTAGAGCGGCTGCGGTCAATGCTGCATTGGTTTCAGTTTTGTTAGCAATTTGGCTTTCCATCCAAGTCCATAATTTGCTATTCCCTGTTGCAAATGCGGATGCTAGTGCAACTGCTTCAGCTTCTTCCACTGGCAATGTTGAACGCTTGATTACGGCATCCATGTTTAATTTAGTATCCTTGGCATAATCGGGAATACTGTTTTCTTTTAATGCGTCTACCCATGTTGTCATCGTGATTGTTCTCCTAAAATTTTATAACCTCTGCCCGTGGGGTGAACACCATCCCCGCTCATATGATCTTTGGGTCGAGGAAGAATTGTATCTCCGTATTCCTGTGCAATTTTTACAATAGCATCGTGTGGAACTGGCTTTCGATCTTTGCCAGGATCAATCCAAAATACACGATTACTTTTTACCGCTTCGCGCATCTTGCGTAGTTCTTGCTCGGTCTTTACGCCCTTGTGGTCATTAGCACCTAAACTGATAATAATAGTCTTTGCTGGTTGTGCAGAAGCTTGGGCAAGATAATCTTTGTTCCATTGCCAACTATTCCACCCGCCTCGGGCATAGCTCACGCACTCTTTACGAGCCATAGCAGTGCCCACAGCAATACTATCTCCAATAATCATACATTCTAACATTTTTATCGTCTTTCAGTTATATCATAAAACCAGTCGTCACCCGCAGACCATTTACGAGTTCCGTCTACTGTCCAAACAGTTTGTGCTGCTTGAAAATCTGGAAATTTAACCTCTGCAGGAATCAAACTTTGATCATACCACAAACATCGATTGTTGGGCTGACAAGCAAACTGTCCATTTTCCAATTTGATAAAATTAAAACTCTTGTGTTCTTCGGCTACTTCTGTAAAGCCAGTGTCTACATCCATTCCATCTGCACAGAAATCAACAGTAAACAAGTAATTGCCATGATGCCATTGCTTGTCTTTGCCTAAAAATTTTACGCCTAGATTGCGTAAGCCTATCTTTTCAATAACAGTAAAACGGTAACCCATACTGTCCCATAATTGCAATGTGTCAATTGGCAAATTACCAACAGCGTCCTCCTGCCAAACATAGGCATGAATAGGCAACTTGTCGTAAAGTGCTCCATAATTGGGCAACAACGATTCAATACGGAACACTTGTCCTCGCAACGCTTTAAGACTAACCCAAATAGCAGGTTCTAATTCTCCGTGACCTTTTTTAAAGTTATAGAGAAATTCCCGTTTTACCCAACATTTAATGGGGGGCAGTGATGCAACAATATAACTCATTTTAATATTTCCCCGACGCCAATACAATTTGGCAAATGTGTTCTAATCGTTCAATGTGTTCAAATGCACGCCATGGACTGGTATCAATGGCAACTACACCGTGCCCCTTAATGCCCACAATGTCATAAGCAATATTACCTTTACTGTCTAGTTCAAGGTGATGGTGACATTTATCTGCCAGTTCTTGGCTGATAGGAGGCACGTCACCTACATTATGCGCTACCCGAGTATAACGATTCAATTCTGGAAACGCACCACTAATAGTGCTTAAATCGATACCGGCGTGCATGGCAGCAATACAGTAGGTGGGATGTAAGTGAACTACTACTCTAACATCATTGCTGTGCTGACCCATCATCTTTTGTAGACCAAAGTGTAGGGGAATTTCTCCACTGGGTTTTAAGTTAGCACTGATATCAGTATAAACATCTTCTTCCCAAGATTTGGTCAAAAATGGAGGGGCGGCACTGATATGATCAACCAACTTGATCTTCTTGAACTGGTCGGGTTGCATTGTTTGCTTGCGAACGCCACTGGGTGTGATATAAAAGTGATCACGGTCGTGATGACGAATACTTACATTGCCATCACGACTGGTAATCCAGTTGCGTCTATATGCTTCGACTAAGGTGTCGCATATAGTTTCTAACATTACAGGGTGTCTCCGCCAACTGTGCGGTTGCAAGCACACAATTCACCTGTTTGCAATGCATCCAATACACGAAGTGTTTCTTCTGGGCTACGACCAACGTTCAAGTTGTTAACTGTGACATGTTGAATAACGTTGTCCGGGTCAATAATGAATGTGGCACGAAGTGCGGCACCGGCTGGAGCATAGAATACGCCTAGTTGTTCAATTAGGCTTACGCTACCACGTTCTTCGCCACTTTGGTGACGAGCAGTATCAGCAAATTGAATGTGTTTGATCTTGCTCAAATCTTCGTGACTACGTTGCCATGCCAATTTGCAAAACTCGTTGTCTGTTGAACCTGTAAGCAATACTGCATCACGGTCAGCAAAGTCTTGGAATAACTTGTCATAGGCTACAATCTCTGTAGGGCAAACGAATGTAAAGTCTTTTGGATAGTAAACGATTACTTTCCACTTTCCTTCAAATGATTTTTCTGTAACAGTAAAGAACTGATCGCTGCCTGGGTTAACGCCTGTGACTGCGAATGGGGTTAATTTATCACCAACTGTTTTCATATTTTTCTCCTTAATTTGAAAATGAAATCTAATTACGTATTATACACGTATAAACGTAATTTTCAAAGATTTCTGGCAAAAGTATTCTACTAGATATTTGTGGGAGATTTTTCAACCAAATTATCGCGAAATATTTCCCAAGCTCTTTGCCACGACCAACGTTGACTACCTTGATATACTAGATTTCTGGAAAGCATTAGTGCATCTTTAACTGCTTGTTTTAACTCATCATTCATGCAACCCGTAACGCCTTCGTCTATTACATCTAACGGACCTTGACATGGGTAAGCTGCCACAGGAGTGCCACAAGCCATTGCTTCGATCATAACAATACCAAATGTTTCCCAACGGCTAGGAAATACAAATACATCTGCCATGCGATAATAATCGCCTAACTCTTGTCCACGCTTGGCTCCTACAAACTCAACGTTGGGATATTTTGCTTGGTATTCTTCTAACATAGGACCGTCACCTACCATTATTTTTTTTGCGTTAGGATAATCTAACTTAAAAAAATCTTCTAAATTCTTTTCTTTACTCACACGACTAACACAGATCAGAACTGGATATTTTACATCCGTACTATATTCTTTTCTAAGGCCCGGGTGAAATATGTCACGATCAACACCACGTGTCCAAGAAATTAGTTCTCCATCAAATCCATGTGACTTTAATTCTTCTACCATTGAGTCTGTGGTAGTTAGTACTTTGCCACTGTGTTTGTGAAACCAGCGTACTAGAGGCCAAGTAATACTTTCAGGGATGCCAAATAGTTTTCTAAGTCCTTCTGGAAACTTAGTATGATAAGCAGTATTGTAGCGATGGCCGTGTTTGTCAAGATATTGTCTAACACGCAGACCAACAGGACCCTCTGTGGCGATGTGGATATGATCCGGATTGATCTCCTCAAGTATCTGGCCCACCTTCCGGGGAAAGGCAATCTTGACTTCGTTGTAGCCAGGGCAATCAACATAGCGGAACCGCCCGGGATCAAGATATACAACACGATAGTTGTCCCGAACCGCACACGCCTCAATATTTTTGTAGGTCGTAACCACACCATTGATCTGCTCCGGTAAGTTGTCTGTGACTATTAGTATTGTTTTCTGCATTCGCCCACTACCTTAAAATTTTCAAACTTTAGTTGCCACTTCATTGTGGTCAATGTTTGTTCGCATATCTGTTGACTGGGAAGCTGTAACTCCACTCTTCCCGGAATATCTTTTGGATTGTTTATGTGAACTGCTATCAGTATCATTAACCACATCATCTCTCTCCTTAGTCCATGTAACTATTTCCCAGTGACCATCCCAATGTTCTACTAGTGCAGTGCAACTTTCTACCCAGTCACCGTCATTCATGTAGATAACACCGTTTATTTCTTTTATCTCTGCATGGTGTATGTGACCACAGATGACACCATCAAAGCCACGCTTCTTACAGTATCCAGCAAGATTCTGTTCAAACTTAAACATAAAATCCACTGCCTTTTTAACACGGTGTTTTAAATATTTCGATAGACTCCAATAACCAAATCCCATTTTGTGCCTAAACCAGTTGAACTTACTATTGAGCATAAGAACAAAATCATAGGCCTTGTCTCCGAGAAAACTTAACCACGGGGCCAATCTTGTAATACCGTCAAATAGATCACCGTGTACTACAAGATAATGTTTACCGTCGGCACCTATGTGTTCAACTTGATTGTGTATTTCTACTAGACCAAAACTGAAACCATAAGGTATCATTGGGCGAAGAAATTCATCATGATTGCCAGCTACATAAACAACTCTGGTACCAC